CTTGCGTTCTTGCGGTTGTGCTTACTTCAAAGTGTTCGACTTACGCGACGACGTCTCTGTTCGATGCGTCAATCTCCTTCGTTCAGTATTCAAAAATGTCCTTTTCACAAAACTACATATGACGCGTCCCGCTTCTACAGAATTCCACATTGTGTGCACAGGTTTCTCCCGAGAACAATTGCTCGAACGTTCACGAATTCTGGATTCCAGATTCGTCTGCGCTGAAACACAACAGCTTTGCTTCAGCGTAACACAGCAAATGAATGAAAGAGCTTTGATCGGTCTGAGTTCGATGAAAAAGTGCTACAATTCTCTGGGCGGTCGAAATCCTCCGTTGGTCGTCGCCGTCACTGACGAAGTGTTGTCTAACTACAAGTACGCCTTATGTGGTTTAGAACAGCCCGTCGGGGTCTTTTCCAAATTAGTGTCACAAGTCACAAAGTTTTTCACAGGTGACGAAGTTCTCGCCACGGCGCCTACAGAGCTTCAAATGCTCGCGATTCGTTCTACGCACATTGAAATTTTTAATGATCAAAGTCCTTTAATTATTCCTGAAGCCTCCTCTCCCACTATCGCAAATGTCGTCGAAGACGATTTGATATCCTTTACTACCGCAAAAGAATCCACTGTCGAGGACGTTGACGTCCTCGACGATATCCTTCTAATTCGAGACATGCCACAAATTCCTGTTAGTGTCTACAATAGCATTGACGATCACTTGGATAGTCTGGACTGCAGTATTATGTACAATCGGCTACGTGCCATTAGATCTATTCCCTGCAGCATCGCATCTCCACCAGACGACCCGCCCACTTACGAACACACCATGAAGATTATGAAAAACCCTTCAGTCACCTTGCTTGGACAAACAGACCCTCAAATCTACGAACCTTACCCTGTATTCGGCTCCTCTCTAAATTGTACGCCCCGGGGCGATTACTCGTTCCAAACACATACTCCTGTGTGCCCGTCCGCTCCGTCACCGTCTCCCGTCGAAATTCCTTCGGCAGATCCACCTTCATCTTCGGCTACCACCAACAAGTTTCATATGGCTATGATTGAATTTGTCGAGCTTACAAAC